AAGGCTGACAGAATAGCTATATTCGGTCGCACTTTGCTTTGGACCGGCACCTTTGCCACCACCAACTTTGGTCGAGGTCTCTAGAAAGCGGGTGGCCCAAATGACCTGCCCACCCACACGGATGCGGCCAAAGACCTGCCCCACTGCAGCACCTTCACTGGCCCCGGTCAGGCGAAAGCGATCCACGCGGCCAACCTCAACCGGCTCACTGCCCGACCCCAAGATACGCTGATCAATCACGCGGCCCAAAGTGGCCCCGGCCGCGCGGCCAATTGTGGCAGCAGACAAGCCAAGGATCGAGCCGCCAAGTGATCCGCCCAGCGCCATGCCGGCGGCAGATAAGACAATCGTAGCCATCGGGATTATTCCTTTGTCATCATAAAACGGGCAGCAACGCGCCGGCGCCACGGATCAGAAAGCGGGCTTTCGATCACGCCATGGCCGGTATAGGCGTGAATACGTCGGGCGTGGGCCGTCAGCTGCCATAAGGCCCAAATGCTTGGCCACTGCCCCATCTCGCATCCGAAACAACAACACCTGCCCCGGCAGCCAAACGCCCTGCACGGGGCGCATATGGCGGCGGGCTGCGGCAAATAGAATCTCAGCCCCCTGTGGCTCAGACCAATCGGGGGTATAGGCGGGCACGGCCTCTGGCTCTGCACCATAAAGCGCACGCCAAACGCCGCGCACCAACCCCAAACAATCGCACCCCGCCCCCTGAACCGAGGCTTGATGCACATAAGGCGTGCCAATCCACGCGCGGGCCTCGGCGACAACAGCGCTCACCCTTGCATGCTCCCACCATTGGCGTCCGAACCGGAACGCGGGACACTGGCAAGCCAGTCATCGCCGGGGATATGGGGAAAGCCGCTGAAGTTCGCAAAGTTGCTGAATTTCTCGCGACACGTCTGGGCCCGCTTATCACAGCCCGCAACCAGCAAAACAGTATCGCCTTCGGCAAGGCCAGACACAGGCTCCCACAATGTCAGCTCGCGGCCACTTGCTACCTGACGGTCATGTTTCACAGCTGCCACCAGATCAACGCCAGCCCCATCCAGCACGGTCAAACGCCCATGGGTGAACCAACTGTCTTGATAGGCCATCGCAGGCAGGCCAATAACGCCCTCCGCCACAGTCTGCACTATGGCCTCGGTCCGATACTGCGGATCATTGGTGTTAAAACGACAAACAGCATCCCCCAAAATTGCCGAACAATTCTTCAGAAAACTGCGCCCCAGCGGCTGGTTCAAGGCATCCGTCAGCCCGCGCAGCTCTGCCTCAAACGACCCAGAACGGCGGGTGATTTCACCAATCTTGCCGCGAAACTTAACTTGGCGGGCCTCAACATTGTCCCACTGCACAAGCCAACTGACGACCTCAGCACCATCAAAGCGGCCCGCAGCAATATCAACAGGATCTATGACAGTGGATTGCAACAAACCCACAGCCTCCGAGTTATTGACTGACAACCCAGTTGAGGCCGCCAAAGCACTCGCCGACATCCCGCTATCTGCAATGAAATCAACACCCACGAAGGACAACGACCGATCATGATCGGTAAAGCCAAACACAGCACCATCCGTGCGCATGATCATCCAGCACTGACAAACATGTGTTTGACCCGTGGCCATATGATCCAGAAATTCCGCCCTACTCATACGCGCACCTCAATGACAGGCACGCTGGGGGCTTCACCGGCTTGAAAGCTGCTGATGGCGGTGTGAATGCGATCCGCGTCAAAGCGCACAGGAACATCAAATTCAAAACCCGCACGGACCTCAACACCCGGCCCCGGCGGGGTTGGAAAGGTCAATGTGCCCGTGGGTACATCCAAGACAAAATCAATAATGTCAGCCTGCTCGACCCCATCCAAGGATACACGGACGGTATCTAAAACAGGCTTGGTAATATCGCGGACATAGCACTGATGACCCGATGGGTAATCCTTGCGCAGTTGAAAGACCGTTTGGACGCCATCGCCCAACCCCAACAACTGATCATCCGGGGATACCTCGCCCGTGGGCAGGCACGATTTGAAATCACCCCAGTCTTTCCATCGAAAGCCAAACAGCTGGCCTTGTCGGGCCTCAAAGAAGGTCACAAGCAAAGCCATATCATCCAAAGACCGCAGGCCCAGCCCGGCATCATAACGCCTGCGCGAATGGGCCCAAGGCGTGTTGCGCTCTTCAAAGCCATTGGCAAGGGTGACAATCTCAGTGCGCCGCTCCGGACCACCAATCGCACCAAAGCTTAAAGACGCGGGAAACCGCACTTCGTGAAATGACATCTGTCTTCCTTCCCTACCGATTACGTTGACCACGGCCCAGAACGCGGGCCATCTGCGCAGCAATCTGACCTTGTGAGCGCTGAAACCCCTGCACATCCGGGGTCGCGATATTCATCGTGACATTCACAGCCTGCCCACCACCGCCACGCACGCCCAGCTTGCCATCAGCGCCACGGGCAAGGGGCATGATGGCCTCAGGGCCAGCCTCGCCCATCAATCCGGTGCCACCCCGCATCGGGAATGTGGTCGGGCCAGACACGACACCACCACGGGCAAAAGGCATCACACGTCCTTGCGAAAAAGAACCGCCATCCGCAAAGGGCATCAGACCCGACACAGCGGCATTCACACCGCCGGCAAGCAAACCACCCAAATGATCTGTCACGGGCGCAACGGCGGCATTGTAAACCGTATCCGCCATCGAACTTGCGACAACACGCAACGCATCCGACAGCTTCATGCCGTCCAAAGCGACACCATCAAAGGCCTTGCGCAGACCGCCCGAAAAGCCACGCTCTAGCTTGCCAAGGTCGCGCGTGGTGTCGGCCAAACTGCCCTGCACCCCGCGCAACTGGCTATCAAATGCGCGGGCAACCGCACTTGCGTCACCCAAGGTGCGCTCTAACGCGGCAACATCCGCATCCAGCGCGTCAATTTGGTCAATATCATCCATCATTCGTCCCTTTCGGATCGGGGTATTTGGCAAGCAAAGCCTCAAACGAGGCGCGGCGCAGCGGCACGGGGGCATCGGCCAAACCCAACATCAGCGCCAATTCAGCCGGGGTCAGACGCCAGAACTGATCCGGGGTCAGGCGCAAACCACCCATCCCTGCCTTCATCAAAGCTGGCCAGTCCAAACCACTCATGCGGGCGGGGTAAACGCACGGGCCAATAAAGTGGCGGCAACTTGGGCGGCACCCACCGGGCCACCGGCGATTTCAGCAGTCAGCAAGTCAGAAGCACTGCCTTGCCAACCACCCCCGCGCAGCCCAGCCACAATCAGCGCCATGACATCGCGGCCAGCATAGGACCCGCTTTCAAAGCGCTTGACCAAGGCCACCAGTGAAGGCTCATCCAACTGGGCCTCCAATTCGGCCAAGGTGCCCAAGGTCAGCTTGCAAGTGTGGGGGTTGCCATCAATGACGACAGAACCCTCGCCCGCCAGCGGATTGACCATCACGCCAAAGCCTCAAACGCCAAGGCACCAGCCGACGCAAGCGACATTTCATAAGTCGCCTCACCATCGAAAGTGCCAGCATATTCAATGGAGGTGATCTGAAACGCACCTTCCATGGTGCCAAAGTCTGGCACAATCACCTGAAAGGTCGGCGTCTCACCAGCAAAGAAAATCTGGCGCACACGCTCATCAGTGGCGGCATCTTTGAACACGCCTGACCCGGAAATACTGGCCGTCTTGACACCAGCGCCGGCCAGCAACTCGCGCCAGCCACCGGTGCTTTCCAAACTGGTCACATCAATGCTTTCCGCATTCAAACTAATGCGGGTCGCGCGCAAACCAGCAGCGGTTTCAAAGGCACCTGCACCAGTCATATCAATCTTAACCAACAGGTCTTTTCCGTTCTGAGCAGCCATCGCTGTCACTCCTTAATTTGAGGGGGTTGTGGGCGCATCGCAGACACGGGCGCGGAAAAACAAATCAATGCGGCGGGTATCGCCAGTGCCGACACGGGCAGCAGCAGCTTTCAAGAAATTCAAACTGACAAGGGCACCACGGGACAACTCCAATGCAGCATCGACCAAACGATCAGACACAATGCCAGCGGCCTGTTTGGCGACAGCAAAGCCCGCGCTGTCACTGACAATGGACACAGTGAATTCATGCAAGGCACCCGCACCAGTGACGTCAGACGCATCACGGACCTT